TCTATATCTAGTGCTTTTGCAAAATATTTTATTTTATTAAGAATTGTATTTTCTTCTACTGATCCCCAATGGTCATATAAAAATACATTTCCATTACCTATTGTTTCTTTATAAGCGGTTTCTAGTTCTAGTTCAGATACTTCTGATCTATCTATGTGAATAGGTTTGTTTAAATGTAATCCTAAAATCCCCTCACAAGTTCTTTTTAAACTTTCTTCTAAAGAGATGATTCCTATTCTTTTTCCTTTTTTAATTAAATGATAAGCAATTTCCTTAGTCATAAGCGACTTACCTATGCCGCTACCACCACATATAGTTACAATCTCTCTTTTTCTAATACCAAATAACTTTCTATTAAGCCCCTCATAAGGATAAAATGCAGTAGCTTTTTCATCTTCTTTTTTAATTACTTCCCAAAGTTCTTCTCCCGCAACTACACCATCTGGTCTAAATGTTTTTGCCTCCCACATAGCTTTGACTACTTCACTACCTAAACCGCTTACTAACATTTCGTTTACGTCTTTAAGTTCAAAGTTTGCAATCTTAGCTTTTCCTACTGACAGGAGCTCTGCACATTTGTTAGCCGCTTCTAATCCCGCATCATCTTGGTCAAAAAAGAAAACTACTTTTTCAAAACTCTCAATAAATTCTAATTGTTTCTTAATTGCTTTTACTGCACCATTAACCCCATTTGGTATTCCACAAACGGGGTAACGATGGTTAAACAACTGAGAGAGGGATATACTGTCAACTTCGCCCTCACATAAACACAATATTTTTCCACCTCCATTCCAGAGGTTTTGTCCATAAAGTGTAGCTTGGGAAATGTCGCCAGTTGTTTTAAACTCTTTGTTTTTAAATCTTAACTTTTGAAATACTGGTTTTTTATTTTTATCGTAATAAGTTGCTACTTGAACAGGTTCTTTATTAATCTCACCAACTTTGTAATCCCACTTTCGACAGCTTTCCATTGTGAGCTTTCTTTTAGGTAAGCTAATTGCTTGACCTTGCACCAAATCACTAAAATAAACATCTTTAGATACATTCCTATTACTTGTAGAATTGTTGCTAGAATTGCTAGTAGTATTACAGACGAAACAATGAGTGTGTCCATCAGAATACAAAGCCATTCCATCACTTGACGGGCAATCCGTACACGGTAAGTGTTTAACAAATTCACTATCATTAGTCGTCATATCCCGCCTGTCTCCCTGCGTTTAGGCGATCTTTTTCCATCTTTTCAAATTTATTATTTGCTTCAGATAATTTTCTCTGCAACACTCCATTTAATTTTTGGTGTGCATCATTAACATCATTAACGCTTCTAATGTGAGAATATAAAGCACGATTTTTATTTACCATATTTGTTAGCTTTGTTTCTAACAAAAGTATTCTATTGTCTTTTTCTTTTATTATCTTATTCCATTCTTCTGTTGATCTTTGTATTTTCATAATCCTTCCTTGTTATCCAATCAGTAGGTATAACTTTATCAGCAAATACAAATCCGTGTTTAAGACACCAATCAGCATAACTTGTTTTAGAACCTTTATAAATTTTATTTCTAGAGTTTCCAAAAATAAATCTTATGTCTAACTTTGGGTTTTGCTCTTTTACTAATAAATGTTTTTTCCTATCTTCTCTTTTAAAAAAACCTTTTATTTCTATAAGTATACCATTTTCTAATTCTATATCAGGGGTATACTTATGTTTCGTGGCGGGCTTAAAGTAATTTATAACACGTTGTTCATACTTAAATCTAACATTACGTTGTTTTAAGTTATTAATAACGTTTTCTTCAAGCCCACTACGATAACTAGAAGTCCGCTTCTTGCGAAACGGGTTCTTCTTTTTTCCGTTTAGGTACATTGGAAACTTTCTCTGCACTAAAACCATAATCATAATCAGAAGTTTTTTCTTCTCCATTTGATTTTGGTTTCTCTGCAACAACTTCAATTAATTGTACGGCTTTCATTCTTAAAGTTACGCCAACTCCTTGTAAGTTATTGTGCCAAGACACAGCTTGAAAGGCGATCTTCATTTTACTGCCACTATACACGGGTTGTTCTT